CTGTGAAGTAAAAACTTTCACCGAACTCCCAATTAGCAGGATTAAAATATTCTTCAATTACATTTACAACTTGGTTTTTGATTTCATTATCTGTAAACTTTACGCCTGCCATTTTAATAATTCTAAACTTAGCTCTAAACTCTGTATCCGATTTAGGACCAAATATAACTTTATAGTTTGCAGGCCTGTATACAATACTATCACTCATTGCTTTACGCTCTGTTTGATCATCAAAGGCACTACGTAAACTTGTAACTGTATCTGCTACTGGCATACCAGCTTGGCCTGTTGTATCTTTGAGGTAAGCTCTAAACTTTGTATCATATGTTGTTGATAATGTAAACACATCAATTAAGTTTGTAAATGATGGATCAATAAGTTCATTATGATCAGGAACATGTGTCCATTCATATCTTAAATTTTCTTTACCAAACACAGTATCCAAGTCACCATCATTATCAATATCAATGTCTATTTCATTTGTGCCAACTACATCTGAAAACGCTTCAGGATTATCTGGTCTATCATTATCATCTGCATCAACACTTGCAAGGATAACTTTTGTAGGATCATATACACCTGACTTATCACCATCAGTTTTAAAATCATATCCCCAAATGTAAAATGTTGTACTTGGAAATCCTGCTGTTGATGTGTCAGTAACTAATACTTTATCTCTTTTCTTCTTGCGTGATTCGCCGTCCATAAAGAATTCATTTGTAATATTACTAAATTCCATTTGATCAGTTGTAAGTTCGTATCTTAATACTCGCTGTACGATTGACCACTTATCAACATTGTTACTTGATTCATAACTTATATGTATAAGCCAGTTATTATCTTTTGTGCTACTTGCAACACCAGTACCAGTACCTGGACCAGTTGCTATGAAGTTTGTGCCTACAGTATTTGCACCAGCACCAATTAATGTAAAGTCTGTATTACCTAGACTTTGTATTTTATATTCAAGTCCAGTAATATATTGTCCTGCAGTTACATTAAGATTTGTACTAAACTCTGTTGGAAATGTTATATTGCTACCTGTTGGTAGTGGACTACGCTCTACTATTTCCCACGCATTATTAATGTAGTCATACTTTAATGCAAAAGTTTGTTTTGCTTTTATATAATCAATTACAGTATTGCGTTCTGTTTTTGTAAACTGTCTGCTTATTGCTGGGTAAATTGTTTCCAGTGTTGCGTTTGAAGGTATTGCTACATCAAGGCTAATTGCACCCTGATCATCAGGTGTAATACCTGTAGGATCACCACTTGTATTATCAACACCTAATCCATTATTATAAATTCTTTTTACTTGTGCCCAATACTCTGTGCCACCATATGTAAACTTTAGCATAGCACCAGTTCTAATTAGTTGCAAATATGAAGATTGATTTTCACCAACACCATGAATTGTTGTACCATTTAGAAAATATCCTGTAAGTGGATACTGTGTACTTTGTGCCCAACTAAATGAATTTAAACTGTATGTGGATTTTAGATCTACAAATGTAGTTGCAAATTTGTTGTAATATAAATTAATGAGCTCATCATCACTTACAAACCTTTTGATATAAGAATCAAAAACTTGTGCCGCAGATATATCACTTGCAATGGTTGTCTTTCTTTTATTGCAACTATATAACTTTCCATCAGTTCCAAATAATCTTAAATTACTATATGCACCTGTTGGGTCTTTTAAGTCCACATATCTACTAAAGCCACTGTGCGTTCTATTCACAGCCTTAATTTTTTTCATGTTATCACTAGTGCTACCGAGAAAACCGTTATAGTCACTTGCTGTGATCATTCTATTCTGGCTTGCATAACTTTGTGGTGCTGAGACTCTTATGTCATCTATACTCTCTGCACTACTTGCACTGTTCACTGTACTCTTAAGTTGAACAACAAATGTTGCTGTATATGTATTGTTGTCAGCACCTTTGTATGTCATGTTAATACGCTTTAGGCCAATGTCATCGGGACGTAACGTATATGTTTCGTCAAGGCTTGATCTAAACCATACTCTTATAATTCCGTTAGGTAAGTTGCCAAATGAACTGTCTGCAAACTGTATGCTTATTCTATTGTCTACTAATGACTTTACACTAAAGATATCTCTTATTCCATTTGAAAGATTATTGAATATAACATTTGTTCCAAATACTTCATTAACCTTAGTCCAGTTTTTAATTACTGTTCCATCTTGATTAATGGTTTGTACCCAAACGTCTGTTTGGTTTATATTCTCTGCGTCTACATCAAGTGTGATACCACTAACTGCATCTTGTACATTAAAGTCTTGAAAGTCTAAGTTGCCTTCTTTTAAGCCAAAGAAGAAACCTGTATTATTACTTAATACACCCTGCCCATCATTTTTATATAGGATACTAAAAGCACTTTGTGGATCAGGAGACTTTTCTTCATAGCGTAATGTGTCTGTATTGTAATCTGAACTATATGCATTAAATGTAGTTTGTGTGCCTTGTGCTATACCAGTAAAATTAAAAGCAACTTGGTTTTCTGTATTGTTGAAGTTGTAAAACTGGTTTACAACATTATCAACTGTAACCTGTTTGCGTGGTGAGCCAAATGGATTTGTGCTTGCAAATACAGCATTCATAATATTAATAAAGTTATCTAAATTATCTGCTGATGTACTATTTTCAAAGTTAAACTCTTGCCCAGATAAAGTTGTACCGTTATTTCCAATTATATCTTCATTTGTTTTGACTGAAACAACTTTTACAAAACCACTTGCTGTTGTATTTCTTCTTGGTGTATAGCCTAAGAAGTTTGCAAGTTTATAAACAGAGTCTGTTCTTTCTGCTGTGCTGATAAAGTTATTACGAGCATTAATATCAATTCGGAAGGCAAGGGCATGACCAAAACGTGCGACAACGTCTAATAGGCTTACAAATTCTGCTGACTCTACCCAGTCATTGTAACTTTCTGGATAGTTTTCTCTGATGTATGATACCATGCTATCACGTATCGTATCAAAATCATATGCCTGTAAGTTTGCATTTATGTATGATTCATATACCGCTGTATAATCTTCAGCCGCAAACAGTTTGGTTTGTCGTTGTGCCTGTGCCATTATAGTTCCTCAAATTCTCTATCAAATTTAAGTTCCAGTACTACTGGTGTTGAAGTGGGTATGTAGTTTAGTGTCGCATTTACCTCAATCTTTGATTCGTCAAAGTCAACTAAAATTGTATTCTTCTCAATACTGAAACGTGGATCATAACTGATTACATCAAGAACATCCTGCTTGACTAAGTCAACTGTGATATTATCAAGGGGTTCCATGACATAAAATGGTAGCATACTACCAAAGTTTGGATTTGTCCACTTCTCTCCTTTGCGAATCTGGAAGTGATTCTCAAGGTCACGCTTTGCTAATGCAACTCCTGTGAGTTGTTTAGGCGTCATGGACTGGTCAATCGTGCTATATCCGTAAATTTTTTCCATACTAATATTTATACAAAAAAACCGCCCTATTTAGGCGGCTTTGTTTTTGACAATAATTAATTCATCTGGCCAACTAATATAAGTTTTCCAGGATAGATCTGATATATGTATGGGGATATTTTTAAATTTATGGTTTAATTCGTGATATGTTGGCTTTATAGGCTTTACTTTAGGGCGTTCCAACTTGTTGCCTTTGTTCCAGTTGCAGGTCTTACAGGCAGTAGTGCAGTTTTCCCAACTACTTACCCCGCCCAAGTACCGGGGGAGAACATGATCCACGGTGAGTTCCTGCTGTGGAAACTCTTCTAAACAGTATTGACAGGTGAACTTATCACGTATAAACATATTTCTACGTGAAAACTTTGCTGATACAGGCAGTTTGTGATAACGCTTTAGCATAACAATACTGGGTTTTTGCATACTGAAGTTTGCACTACGCACTAACTCATCATAGCTCTCAAGTATTCTTACTTTGTCTAAAAAATAGACTTTGATTGCAAGTTGCCAGCTAATTGTACTAAGCGGACATAGGCTTACAGGTTGTGCATCAGCATTTAGTAACAATACTGGTTTGCTCATTTTTTAATCCAGGTCCATACTGCTAAATCTACTGGAGGTCTACCAAAGTCTGGCTCTCCATGTTTCTCTTCAGGTAATCCACCAGCCGCTTTTTCTGTTGCTGGTTCAATCAAATATTCTACTTTATCTTTGTAAGCCTCATGCATCTCGTCTACGTTTTTCCAATTCCAATTATGTTGTTGGTGGCCTCGTGCATATAATGCTTCTTCTTTATCTAAATGTAATCTTACTCTTACAATAAAAATACCGCCAGGCTTTACCCAGTCAATTGCCATTCCGAACTGACTAATGATATTATCAAACGTTCCAAAATTTAGACTGCCCAATGCCATAACAACATCAGCACATTCATGTTGGAAAATATTCCTATTATAAACTTCTTCAAGTGACATATTAAAATCTGCTTCAGGATAATCTGAAACATCTAATCCAATTAGATTAGGAATTAGTCCTTTAAAATTATTTTTACCACAACCAATATCAATTACTAGTTTTGGATTTCTTTCATTTACAAATGGAATTAAGTTTAGGCTTGATAAGTTATGTGTAGCCCAACGCTCTTTGCTGTAAGGAGCCCAATCAAAATGTTCTTTTACAGCTTCTATACTATCTAATTTAGGCATTGTTCTCCTGGTATAGTGCCACTATACGCCTCATTCTTGTTTGTGTCATTTTGGGCAGAAACCTTTTGGTTTCTGCATAGTAAACATACTCTGCTTGTTCTTTTGCTATGTCGTTTATAAATCTGTTAGGATATAATTGTCTTATCTTTTGAATACCCTCAGCCTTAATTATACTTCTATCTTTATTTCTACCGTAATCACCAAGCATCATTATCTTGGCTTCACCCTGCCTAATGTTGCGTTGAAAGCCACTTAATATTAGTGCAGAAGCATACCATTGCCATTGTCTTGTTTCAATGTATTGTTGTATTTGAAACTTGCGTGATGCTGTTCCTACACTAAAAATATCTCCAGTGTGATAATATAAACTAAGCATAGCATCATATTGTGTCTGTGTCAACTGAGAAATGTTTCCAAGTATACCTTTAAATTTTCTTTCTGTGAACTTAAATTTATCTATCCAAAAACTAAACGCTTCAGATTCTGTAAGTCCAATATCATTAATTTTTTCTGATGTACCATATCCAATTACAAGTCCACTGCCATATTGATATCCTTGCCATTCCTGTTCTCGGATTAAAAAATTAATAAGTTGTGAACTTGCTTCAAGGTTTTTTAAATCCTTAAGATCATCAACCATTGACTCAGACTTTTTTGTGTATAAGTCAAATTCTATTAGATCCTGTTCTGTAAGTATTGAAGAGAGTTTAAATTCCATTAGTTTGTATTACCTTTTGCAACATTAAATTTCTCTTGTACTCCTGTAGCACCTTTCCACGGATGGTGCTCTGGCACTCTAGTACCTGCACTTTCAAGTACATTTGTGTTTTCAACTAATTGATTCATTTCAATTTTAGTTGCTGGTGTTGGTGCAGGACCATTCATATCAATACGTCCTGCCTGTTCTTTATAGTTACCGGCCGCAATCATATTTCCATTTTGTCCTGCTTCAAATTTAAAATCTTTAGCGGCAAATAAATCATAGTCGCCAGCAGTTGCTTCAACTTTAATTCCGTCTGCACCAATACTTTTAATTTGTACACCGTTGTCTGCCTGCATGTTAATATTACCTTTAGCATGAAGATTAAAATCACCTTCAGCATGATAACTTATATCTTTTTGACTATATACATCTATTCTACCATCAGCGTCCATTTCAATATATGCATTACCATTATGATTTGTAATGAATACAATTTGTGTTGCATCATCCATTAAT